TTCTTTATCACACCATTTACCCATTGTCATCTTAGCTCCTTTCCTAACTTTCTTGTTTGGGTCTGACAGGACAAAGACCAGCTCTTGATCCTCATCCAGACAGTCCCGTATTGATTTATATTTAAGTGTGTCACCTTCTCTAAAGAACCCCTTACACTCAACCAACAGCCAGTCTTTGTACACAAAGTCGGGTTTGTAGTTCCTGTGGGTTACGTAAGGTACGTCATAAGGCTCATACTTCATGAACTTTCTTGGCAATGTCTCAGCGAACTTCTTCTCAAGACCTGACCTGTACATGCCGTACCTTGTCTGCTTAAAAGCCATCCGGTATCTCCGCGACAAAAGGCTCTTTAACCACCTTTGTTAAATACTTTGGCCCACTTGCGTAGATAAAAGTACGTAAATCGGGGTAACATTTGTCTCTGAATTGACAATAAGAACATCCAGCGGCGAGCTTTCTGTTTCCAGACTTGCCATCTGGTACGTCTTGGTAGCAGAACTCCAGAGGCTCTGGCCCCTCTACTAGCTTTTTTACATGCCGTATACGTTCAGCTATGTCCCCCTTGAGGTGTTCGTGCATAGGGTCGGACTCATCGTCTAAATCATGCTCACAGAATGTCAAATGCCCATTCTGTTTATCCATAGCCAACCATGCTATCTTACGCTCACCCTCTGAGTGTGCATAGGCTTTGATCTGATCTACGTATCCAAAGGGATCATCCTCAGGTACTCTACGATCCTTAAACTTCTTGAAGGCAAAGGTGCTTGCGGATTTAACGTCCGTCACTACACCGTCTATCTTGCAGTCCATGTGACCTACAACCCCCTCAACCTCACACCGTTTCTGTTCACAGGTGACTTCATGTCCAGAGGCTCTGGCAAGGAATAAGACCAACTCCTCTATGACATGCCCGTACAAGAACTTTACTAAGGTGTGAGGCTGCAACTCCTCACCTTCAGTACCGTGATACTGATTCCACAGATACCTATCAGTCCTGCCTATGCTGGACAGGCGTAACTTTCTGGTATCCTTAGGTCTGTCCTTCTTAAACTCAATCCTCATTAGCTCTTTGATTGACTCGCCCAGCTTATCTATCTCTTTGTCTATGTCTACCCCGTCAGAAACCTCTTTGGTAGACACCAAGCCATAGATGTCTTCTATTAGTGTGTCTGTGCCCATGTCTTTCCTACCTTATATTCTCCGTCCAGAGGACAGTTTAGTTTCCATTCAAGACCGGCTGCCTGTATGCAGGACACGGCCAATCTACCAAAAGTGTCTGTACGCTCGTTGATAACCTCAGCCTGTATCTCATCATGAATGTTACCTACAAACTTGTAGTCTATACCCCATATTGTAGCATACTCATCCAGAAGTGTCAAAGCTTTTTTCATTACCAAAGCGCCTGCGGATTGTAACAAAGTGTTTAAAGCGGAATGTTCTGATCTGACTGTGAGCCTTCTACCGTCAAGTCCAACGAGGTATCCTCTCCCCGCTGCTTTTGATACTCTTTTCTTAAGAGCTGCGAATGATGGCAGATTATGAAGGAAAGATTCTCTAAGTTTCTTGCCAGTCTTTCTACCTCCCCCAGCCACTGTCCCAAGCTTTTCATCTCCTGCTCCGTATAGTAAGGCATAGATGAAAGTCTTAGCCTGATTTCTTGATTCAAGTCCAGCAAGTCGTTGATTTGCTGTGTGGATATCTCCGTTGATAATTTCATTAGTATAGTCCTCATCCTTCATATAGTGTGCCAACATACGTAACTCAAGACCACTGGCATCACAGCCTACAATACTATAACCCTCAGGTGCAGACCAACAAGATCTACATTCATGTCCATACGGTGAGTATACCGCTGGTACTTGAGCCATGTTAGGGCTTGAGTGTGTCATACGGCCTGTCACAGCGCCGTTAGTGTTTACGTAACCATGTACTCTACCGTCTTCCTCAACAGCGTCCAGCCAGCTCTGTACTTGAGCTACACGCTTTTGAATCATAAGGTATTCAGCAATAAGTTTTGCCTCCGGTATGTCCGTTACAGTGTCCAGTACGGACTCGTCTACGATGGGGTGTCCCTTCTCAGTAAACAGTTTAGGCTCCCAACCAAACCACTGTAGGTATCTTCCTATCTGCTGTCTTGATCCTAAATTGAAAGGGGGATAGTCTATACGAGAAAACCTGCCAGCCACATTCTCAGACTGATCCCCCAGAAACTTTAGGCCAACCGCCGAAAAGGAACCGTCCTTCTTAACTTTCGGAGTAACCTCCTTAATAAAAACAGGTAACGGTAGAAAAGTTTGTTGTACATTTTCTTCAAGTTCATACTTCTTCTCCTTCAATAATGCTAGTAAATTGTGTGTGTGTTTCTCGTCTATCAACCATCCGTTATTTATCTGTTTCTGGATGATTGTCTGAACGTCATGCTCAAGCTTTATGGACTCGTCTTTGAATCCTTTTAGTTCTTCTTCAAGACATTCCAACACGCGAACAGTAACTGCTACGTCCTGCTCACAGTACGCAACCATCTCACAGCTAATCTTTGACCAGTCTTCGTGCTCACCCTTAGGGAATCCCAAACGCTCACCCCACTGGCGTAGACTGTGGCCAGCTTCTCTGGATGGATCAGCCAGTCTGGACAGGACTAAAGTGTCGTAAAGCTTGTAACTAGTCCAATCAACTCCCCATAACTTAGACATAACTGGGTAGTCAAAACCAATGCCATTGTGGGCTACGATGTTCTCTACGTCATGTTTAGATAACTGTGCTTTGAATGTCTCAGCATCGTACACAGTTCCAAACAGATTAGTAGCACAACACCATATAATTGTAGGTTTTAGACCGTCAGTCTCAATGTCAAGTATCAGAGTCTTGCTTTTTGATAAGTTCACTTATTGGCCTCAGTTCGTTTATCGGTACGTTGTAACAGTCCGATTTTACCTTCCATCCATTAGAAGAGTCAATAGTTCCCTTCTCCATAAAGGTTGCTTTGTCAAAGTATTCAGCCTTTGGCAAGAAACCGAGTATCCATCCTACAGTCATATCATTACGAACTCTAGTGAATACGTATAAATCACAAGCTTGTTTTGTATTAAGCGCCGTTATTGAGCACTCGTAGTCAAGCTTTGGTGGGAAGCCGGTACGTTTAGACTTTACGTCAAGAGTTGTATCTCCTTCAAGAATTAAATCATAATCATACGTGTTAGTCCAACCGCACATCATGCCCTGATCTTGTAAGTATTCATGTACCAAGCCCTCACCTACAAACCCAACGAGATTTCCAGCACCTTTAGTGACTGAGTTTCTCAAGGTTCCCATCTCCATAGACTTTTCATGAGCTGTAGTCATTATGGGTGTTGTCACAACCCGTTCTATGATGTCATCGTAACTAGAAATCACCTATAACCTCCGCTGGTTTTTGTGTCTCCAACATACGTCCTGTCACTTTGTCGTACTTCAAGTAACACGCTGGGCCTGTCAAGCCCGTATAGCGATTCTTAAGCACTCGCAGTGTAGTAGTGTTGCGAACGTCCTCATCGTCGTTCTGCTGATCCCTCTCAAGACCTAACACAATGTCAGATAATTGAGCGATGGACTGTGACCCTCTGAGTTCAGATAAAGATATCTTTCCTCCGTCCTCATGAGCCTGTCCACCGCTACGTTTGAGGTGACTGACTAAGAATAGACCTATGCCCAACTCCTGAACCAGAGTCCTGAGTTTAGTCATAATTGCGTCTATGTTCTTACGCTCGTCACCGTTCTCCTGACTTGAGACTACGATTGACAGGTGGTCAAGGATGATCCACTTGCAGTCCATAGCCTTTGCCAAGTACCTTATCTGAGACATTAACGTCTCCTCACCAGTTGAACCCCAATGGTCAAGCAAATAGAATCTGTCTGATCCTAACGTGCTTTCCCAATAAGGTTTGAAACTGGCGGTGTCTGCATCCTCATCTAAATGCAATGGTTTATTAGCTGCCATTGACATTAAACCTAAAGTAGTGCGGGACAGAGATTCCTCAAGAGCGAGTATACCGATGTTGTCCTCTGTGCAGTTAAACAGGAAGTATTCAATCTCTTTTACGAGTTGAGACTTGCCCATACCACTGCCTGAGGTTATCGTCACTAGCTCAAACGGTCTGACTCCTTTGGTCAAGTCATTTAGACCTGCCCACGGATACGGTATAGATTTAACCTTGCGAGCATTAATGAGATGATCCCATGTGTCTACACCCGCTACGATACCGTCAGGTCTGTGTGTCTTAGCGTCCCACCATGCCGTAGTGAAGTCCCTGATCTTATTCGCCATGAGCATGTCACTGGCGTCCTTCATGGGTAGCTTACACACCTTCAGCTTGTTGGGGCTAAACAAAGCCTTAACGCTGTCTACGGCTATCTGTCCAGCCTTATCATTATCAAAGCAGAGTACCACATTGTCGTAGCCTTCCAGCCACTCTAGCTGCTCCTTTATTTCTTTAGCTGCTGATGCCGCACCAGTTCGTAAAGACACTACGTCCCACTTCCTGTCAAACATTTCAGATACCGATAGGCAGTCCAGTTCACCTTCAGTAATGGTAATAAACTTACCTTTACCTCTACAAGTGTCTTGACCAAACAGGCCCAGATTGTTGCCGTAAGTACCGTTAATCATGAATTGTTTGTCCTTCACGATACGTACTTTGGTACAGACAATCTCTCCTGTGTCCGCATCTTTGAAGGGGTAGTGGTGTTTCGCAATGTTACCTTTCTGGTCAAACTCTATACGCACACCAAACTTGCTGCATGTCTCTTTGGACAAGCGCCTGTCCGGTATAGCTTCTATTACTCCAGTCATTTCCGTTACCATTACCTTTTGATAGGTTCCATTTGTAAATGAGGATGTAGTCTCCAAAGTGTCGGTAGCAGGTTCAAAGTAGTCACAATCGGAGGTAAAACAGTACGCATGTCCGTCTGAATACCTCCCTAAATTGTCCTTACTACCGCACTGAGGACATTCCTCATGCCTTGTGAATTTATTATCAGACATGAGAAGGTTCTCCTTAGAAATCTTCCGGTGATTCGCTGAGAGTCGTCTCCGCAAGATCTAAGACTTTCACCCTGTCAAGATAGGTTGAAGTACCGTGTACGGGATGGGGTTTTCCATAACTGTACAGGATACGTACATGAGAGCCTCTGGTTACGTCACCTTCAAAGGGTGTACCGTCCGCATTGAGCACAGGAACCGTGTACTGGCTGCTAAACTTACGTTGAGCAGTTCCTTCGTAGTCCTTAAGTTTTACACCCTCAGACTGTAGAGCTTCAGCTACGTCCTCCGGTAAGCTCAAAGTGAGTGTGAATTTACCAGTGGACTGTCCTTGCCACTCGTCATGCTTTCTCAGTGATTGAAAGGCCACTGTACCTTCAGCAATGTGTTTCTGATTCATATAACAATTACTCCATTAGTAGTTATCTTCAAAGTTACTGTCCCGTTGTTGGACAAAGCTTATTATATCGTCTTCAGATATATAGTCAACCTCCCTTTCGTCTAATAATTGAATTGTCTCAATGTCCGTTACCATACCGTCCAGTTCAAGCAAGGCTTCAACGGACACCACCAAACATGCACTGCACAAGTCTGTATAGTCTCCGCTGTGAGGATCTTTTCGTTTCATCTCAGTATCCGTCATAGCATTATTACAGGCTCTGCATCTGCTCATGATTATTCTCCTATCATGTACCAGAATCTCTTCTCGTACATATCCGTAAGCTCAATAGGTGACAAAGAGCGATACTTCTGCATTAAAAAGTCTCTAAGCATAGCATGTAGCTCGTTAAAGCGCAAACTGTGCAACTCGTCGTATGCTAACTCTAAAGCCATCTTTTTCTGTTGTTCCAGTGACATATAACCCTCCACAGGGCTTGTCAAGTCCATATCTTCTTTATTCATGATTACTCCCTTTTCATTAAACATGCCCAAGAATAGCTTACTTCCTCACTCACTGCAAGCACTTGGTCTATCTTTTGTGCAATCACTTGACATTCGTACTGTGCGTCACTGGATATCCTTTGTTTAACCACACGGGCAAAGGCTGCCAGTGAGCCAGTCCAGTACCATTCCGTCATCATGGACTGTGGTAAGACCATACGGGCTTGCTCCGGTGCTACACCACAGGCGATCATGTTGTCATAGATTGCTTTAGCTTTCTCTAACAAGTCCCAGTATTTTATGTCAAATCTTTCTTCGTCTCTGCCTTCAAATGTTTCATCAAGTGAACCTTGTTTCTTATCTGGCGCACGTTTACGCCATGCTTCCGGCGCATGAAACTCCGGCACAACGTCTACGTACCTCCGGCTGATTTCATTCCACACTAAGCCCACCTGATGCTTCACAAGCTGCCTAGCGACAAACACTGGTGCTTTGATCCTAAATTGCACCTGTACGTGTCCGAAGGGTGTCCAGTGGTTGTGCTTTGCGAGATACTTAATTAGCTTTTTGTCCCTACTGCCGAACTCCTCTGACTCACCGGCGAAGGACACTCTGGCAGCGTTGACTACCGTTAGGTCTGACCCCATGATGTCTAGTAATTCTACATTCATACTACATAACTCCTATTGGTTGACTGGTGATACCTACATTAACGTAAAGCAAGACCAGTACAAAACCAAAGGCTACACAGGCAGTCCAGAATACCTTGTCAAACTCGTCTTCCGTAATGTTACCCTCAGCAATGTCTGTGAATATGTCACACAATGCTCTGTAAAGTCTCTTAAATATGTTCATACGTCTACTCCGTGTAATCTTAAAGCCGCTATAATTCTGTTATTAGCCTTGAGTTTTTTCTTAATAACGGCCACATAATTCTTAGCTGTTCTGTGCGAACAGTGTATTTTTTCTGCTATCTCAGCGTCAGTACATCCTAATTTTAAATAAGATGCTGCTTGATTTTCTCGTTTTGTTAGGTTCATGATACGTTTACAAACTCCTGTCTGATAGTTAGTTCAACAATGACCTCACCGTCAGGGTGACACCTGTACAGCTCAATAAGCTTGTCCCTAAGCTGTAGCATTTCTGTAAGCTGCAAGCACTCGCTTTCTTCGGACTCGTAGTCTCTATAGGCAGTAACACAGGCCAGTACAAACTTTTTATGTTTCTTGACTACGTTGTCCACTACTTTGTGTGACCACCAGTAGGCTTCTAGCACATAGTCTGCCTCAGTGTCCATTTTTATAGCCATGCTGGTGCACTCCTTTTTGTCCATCTCATGTCAATCTCACTCCTTCTTGCTTTGTAATAATTACGGTAAGCCTGCACTGTGTCCTCTGCCTTGCACTCGTCATAGATGCACTGTGGTGGTGGTGTGAATGGTAAGTCAGGCAGCGCTGCTGGTACTGCTTTTAGGTACTGTAGTTTTTCGCGTTGTGTCTTGTGAATCCTACCGTATCTGTAACGGTACTCCGCAAGTAATGCCTCTAGATGCTCTAAGCCCCATTTGTAGGCAATCTGAGACGATCTGAGCCACTTTGTGCTTGGGTGATTCTTATGGGTCATCTTGTACACAAAAGGCGCTTGTGGCGTCTCTGTGAGCCTGTGAGCAGTACTCAGCATTTGTGCAGTCTCAAGGATCATCTTAACTACATGCTTGTCGCACTGGTACTGTGCCGCAGTCTGTGGATTGACGCTAGTATAAAAAAGGTTCATACGGTTCCCTCTGTTTTAATGATGATTTCAGGGCCATTGCTATTCGTTATCTTGTCCCCTGCTTTGACATAGTAACCGCCATAGGCCGCTTGTTCAATAGCTGAGTAGGCATTAGTTGCTCTAAACGTGCCCCTGTTAGTCCAGCTTAGGCCACCTTTAGGCAACCAGTCTGCTTTAGGGACACTTTCCCAAATGGTGTAGCGTTTTGTTTTGTCAGTGTACATAAAAAATTGGCTCATTGTCTAAAATTTCCTGTAATTGCTCATGGTGGTCTAACAGTAGACCATGACCGTCTAAAACAACCATTGCATGCCTGTCTAAATCCAGCAAGATACCCTCTAAAAATGCCACAGCCTCTCTGCGCTGAGACATCCCAAACTCTCTACCCTCTATGATAATCATGCAAAAAGTCCTCCTCCGCTATCATCCGATCTCTTTGCGCCGTGTTTAATATGTCCATTGCATGCAGCAAGGTTTTAGACTGTTCATCCGTCAAAGTAACCTCAGATTCTCTGAAATCATACAAACCCACAAACAGTTTTAAGATTTCTTTTCGTGTTAGTTTTGGATTGTTAGTCATTTTTCCAAGTCTCCAAAGATTCTTTTCGGTATCTCTCCGCTACTTTGCGCTGTCTTTCCAGCGACCTACGCTCGCTTGTCACTGCCCTATAAAAGACATACAAGACTAGTATCCCTATAATTTCCATACTTTATATCTCCTTAGGCTACCTTAGGTATCTTTAGTATATTATCTATAGAATATATTCTAAAGGATACTTTAGGTAGATTTTACAGGCACCCAAAAACCTTGTCAAGCATTATTTTTAGATTTTTGTGTCTTTTTTAGTCTTCACCCACTAACTCTATGGTGTACCATTCAGCGTCGGCAGTGTACGATACGCCCTCCTTCATTAAGTCCACCAAAAGCCTTGTAAATGTCTCTATGTCTGGGCACTCTATCCTGTACATTGTGTTCTATCCTCTGTGGGTTTCAAGGGTTTACTTTAACTTGCAAAATAGAGCATTTCCAGTAAGACAATAGACCCAAAGATGGCAAAAGATCCTAAAAAAGACAGTAATGCATCAAATGCTACCGTTTTGTAAAGTTTGGTCTTTGTCATACTGTCACTTCCTCTGCACTATAGAAAAATATTGCTTGTAGCACTGTATCATCTGACAAGCAAACAGCCTTTGGAAAGCAACCGTCATCCTCTAGCGCCTCACTCATACCGTGTAGGTCTACCGTGTAAACATCATCCTCTAGGTTGTCTATAATGTGATCTGCTATGCCATAGCGACCCCTAACAAACTTTAACCATCCTAATTCACCGTCTGTCAGCCTGTATCGCTCGCCGTCTGTTAGCTGGTAGTGGTAGTTCTCAAAGTCACCGTCTTGTGCCCGTAGGCTGTCGTGAGTATGAATCATGTTATAGTTCCTCCACTAGTTTATAGACTATTTCTACGTCTCTAATATCGCCTAAAAGGTTTTCAAAGTCAGCTCTACCGAAATACTGCTCACCAACTTCGCCAATGTGCCATAAACCTTCACCGTATTGACCGTTTAACCATTCACAGAGATTATCTACGAATGCTTCGTCATCGTCCATTATTCCGGTGTAGTCACCATTGACCAGCGCTGGCAATGCAAACGCTGGTACTTTGTAGGTGTCGGCTTCAAATACTATATTCATGCTATGCTACCTCCTTCTTGTTTAAACGATTAGCGACTCCAGTGGCTTTGCTCTTGCTCCACAAATTGCCCCACTCGTTTTCCCACTCTCCGTTAACATACAAGACCACTCTAAAATCAGGGTGCTCTGTACCATTGATTATGGAAGATTTCGCCTGTTCAACTCTGTACTCAATACTAAAAGACATACTATGCTACCTCCTTTAATCTTCTGTTAATCTTTCGTAAACTTCGCGCCAGTTGACCTGCGACAATGCGTCCATGATGATATCATGACGGAAAAATAAGTCCATATTCTGTGCCTGAATGTCTGCCTCTGGGAACATGATTTCGTCCACCATATCTTTAAGCTCAATACAGGCGTCGTATGAATCACCGCAGCGCTGTAATATTTCTTGCGCGGTGTTGTAGTAGCCTTGATCGTTGGCAATGTGTAGAACTATCGTATCAGTTGCTAAGCCCATCTTGTGTTGCTCCTCTGTAAGTGATGTGCCTATAGTATCAACCCAATCGGACAATGCAAGCACTTATTTTTGTCTTTATAACGCACCATAAGTAAGACTTATAGTAGTCTGTATGTCTTCCAATCGTTGCCAATCTGTGTTAGGGACATGGGTTGCTATAGGCTACTATAGGCTACTATAGGCTCCCAATGCTCCCCTCACACTTGCAAATAGTATGCCAATGGCCCCAATGGCATGCATCTTGCTAGACATGCAAGGACTATGCCAACCTTAGGGGCCATGCAAGATCTGTGCCAACCTTTAGGCATGCAAGAAGTGTGCCAATAGTTATCCACAAGTTATCCACAGGCTACTAGCATGCAAATAGTGTGCCAATAAAACCAAAGGGCCCGTGTTTTCAGGGGCGGGGAGGGGGCTGGCTTCTGGCTATAATTAGTAGTACCCCCCTAGACACAAAAAAGTAGCATTTTGAACACTAAAGTGCACCAAAAAAAAGCATTTTAGTACACTAATAGGCACTAATTATTAGTAAATTCTGTAGATCAACTTCTTGAATTCCATAGATTTTGTCAATGGTTGACTAAATGGTCAAATGGTGGGCTAATGGAAGACACAAATATGCAATATTTTAGCTAAAAGTAGCCTAAAGGGGTTGACTTTTAGTAAAAAATATGCTATAATATACAGGTAAACTAAAGCAGCTTAAGAAGAAAACTTTAAAGAAATAAAATAAAGAAATATCCTAACGCTGCCTTAGGTATCCTTAAGTATCTTACACAAGTACCGCAGGTGCGGCTAAAGGCAATACTTATGTCCGAAGGTAACTTACCTAGAAAAAGAGGTAGACCTAAAAAATCCGAAGTTGTGTCTAATAAGAAAGGCCATAGGAATGCAGTAGGTAGACCTAAAGGTGACGCAGCTATCATTAATGAGTACAAAGCTCGTATGTTAGCATCCCCTAAGTCACAAAAAGTCTTAGACAGTATCATGAATGCTGCTTTAGACGACGATCACAAACATCAAGCAGCAGCTTGGAAACTAATGATGGACAGAATGCTACCCATAAGCTACTTTGAAAAAGATAAGCTTAGTAACGGTAGGAATAGTGTCTCCATTACTATTAGCGGTATTAACACCGAAGCATCCATAGACACTTCAAGCACTATAGAAGGAGACTTTACAGAACATGAGTAAAGAATTTAAATATTTTACTTATGAAGAGTTTAACTGTCAAGAGACAGGTAATAATGCTATGTCCATAAACTTTATACATCGTTTAGATGAGCTTAGAGAAAAGTGTGGTTTCCCCTTTACTATCACCAGTGGTTATAGAGATAGGACTCATAGTGTTGAAACTAAGAAAAAAACTGTGGGTAAGCATGTATTAGGGATAGCTGCGGACATAGCCGTTAAGGACGGTAATCAGAAATATTTAATTGTAAAAAATGCTATGGAAATGGGCTTTGGGGGCATAGGGGTTGCCAAAACGTTTATTCATGTGGATGATCGTAAGTCTGTACCTGTAGTTTGGTCTTATTAGTGTCCGAACTAAATATTAACTTACTGCCTTGGCAGCAGGAGGTCTGGGAAGACCCTACACGCTTTAAGATAGTAGCTGCGGGTAGACGTACAGGTAAGTCTCGTTTAGCAGCATGGTTATTAATTGTTAATGCTTTACAGACTGATAGAGGTACTGTCTTTTATGTGGCCCCAACTCAGGGTCAAGCTAGAGACATTATGTGGGAAACCTTAATGGACTTAGGGCATCCCGTAATATCCTCCAGTCATATAAATAATTTACAAATAAAATTAGTCAATGGGGCTACAATAAGCCTCAAAGGTGGAGATAGACCGGAAACAATGCGGGGTGTCTCCCTAAAGTTTTTGGTCTTGGATGAATACGCAGACATTAAACCTGACGTATGGGAACAAATTCTAAGACCTGCTCTAGCTGACCAAAAGGGTCATGCTTTGTTCATAGGTACGCCTATGGGACGAAACCACTTCTATGATCTGTATAAATATGCGGATCTAAGTGATGATACGTCTTACAAAGCATGGCATTTTACTAGCTACGACAACCCTCTATTAGATGAAGAGGAGATAAACACAGCTAAAAAGTCAATGTCCAGCTACGCCTTTAGACAGGAGTTCATGGCTTCCTTTGAAGCCAAAGGCTCCGAAATGTTTAAAGAAGACTGGGTACAGTTTGCCAGCAATAAACCGGAATACTTTGACTGTTACATTGCTGTGGATTTGGCGGGGTTTCAGGACGTATCTAAAAAGAAGTCTAAAAATACTCGTCTTGATAATACAGCCATTGCAGTTGTCTTTGTAAATGAAGACGGATGGTACGTAGAAAATATTATATACGGTAGGTGGACTTTAGAGGAGACTGCTCAAAAGATCTTTCAAGCCGTTAGGGACTATAAACCCATTAGCGTAGGTATTGAGAGAGGTATCGCTAAACAGGCGGTTATGTCTCCCTTAGTGGACATGATGAAGCGTAACGGTTTCTTTTTTAGAGTTGAGGAGTTGTCTCACGGAAACCAAAAGAAGACTGACAGAATTATGTGGGCTTTACAGGGTAGGTTTGAGAACGGTATTATAAGCTTAAGCAAAGGAGAGTGGAACAGTCGCTTTTTGGACGAACTGTTTCAGTTTCCAGACCCCCTAACTCATGACGACTTAGTGGATGCTTTAGCCTACGTAGACCAGTTAGCAAAAGTTGCTTATGCTGGAGATTTTGAACAGTACGATGAATTTGAAACTTTAGACTCCGTAGCAGGATATTAAATATATGGAAGATTACAACGAAGACAGTAAGCCTTTAATGATCCAAGAAGCTTTGGAAGACTGGGTTATTACTAAGTGTGACTTATGGCGAGATCACTTTGAAGCAAACTACGCACAAAAGTTTGACGAATACTACAGACTTTGGAGAGGTATCTGGGCACAGGAAGATGTGACCCGAGAATCAGAAAGATCTAAGATTATCAGTCCAGCCCTACAACAAGCAGTGGAGAGTTCCGTTGCAGAAATTGAAGAAGCAACCTTTGGAAGAGGAAAGTTTTTTGACATCAAGGATGATGCTAATGATCCTGATAAAGCTGACATTGTATATCTCCGTTCTCATTTGCATCAAGACTTTGAAAAAACTAAAGTTAGGAAAGCTGTTGCGGAGTGTCTTATCAATGCCGCTGTCTTTGGTACGGGGATTGCTGAAGTTGTTATTGCCGAAGAAAAAGAAATGAAACCCGCTACTCAGCCCATTATGGGAGGGGATTTAACTGCTGTGGGTGTAAGCATTACCGACAGGACTGTTGTTAGCATGCGTCCTGTTATGCCTCAAAACTTTCTTATTGATCCCGTTGCTACTTCCGTAGAAGAATCTTTGGGTGTAGCTGTGGATGAGTTTGTTTCAGCACACACAGTAGAGCAATTACAGGAGGCTGGTGTTTACAAAAAGTGTCACATAGGCACAGCAGCTCCTGACTTTGACATTGAACCCGACCAAGACTTGACTTCTTACACTGATGATAAAGTCCGTCTTACTAAATACTACGGTTTAGTGCCTACGTACTTGTTAAAGGACGCACAGGCTCAGTTGTCTCGTTCCGAAGAAGAACAAGAAGAAGAAGACGAAGAAATTGTAGAGTTAGACAAAGAAGGTGGAATGTTTGATGATGAGGAAGAAAACTACTACACTGAAGCAGTTGTTGTTATAGCTAACGGCGGTATTCTGTTAAAAGCGGAAGAAAATCCTTACATGATGGGCGACAGACCCATTGTAGCTTTCCCATGGGACGTAGTACCTTCACGTTTCTGGGGCAGAGGAGTCTGTGAAAAAGGCTACAACAGCCAAAAAGCACTGGACGCAGAGATCAGAGCACGTATAGACGCTTTGGCCCTTACAGTGCATCCTATGATGGCTATGGACGCTACACGTATTCCCAGAGGATCAAGACCGGAAGTACGAGCAGGTAAGCTTATCCTGACCAACGGTAATCCAGACGAAATCTTAAAGCCATTTAACTTTGGACAAGTCAGTCAGATTACCTTTGCACAGGCTGACGCACTTCAGAAGATGGTACAGACCGCTACAGGAGCCATTGACTCAGCGGGTATAGCAGGGAGTATTAATGGTGAAGCAACGGCTGCCGGTATTAGTATGTCTCTTGGTGCTATTATTAAGCGCCACAAGCGTACACTAATTAACTTTCAAGAATCTTTCCTAATTCCCTTTGTAACCAAAGCTGCCCACAGATACATGCAGTTTGACCCTGAGAATTATCCCGTTGCTGACTACAAGTTTAATGCTACGTCTACCTTAGGTATTATGGCCCGAGAGTACGAAGTTACACAGCTTGTACAGTTGCTACAAACAATGAAGGCAGACTCACCTTTGTACAGTTCTTTGATATCAGCAATCATTGACAACATGAATGTGTCTAACCGTGAAGAGTTAATTCAACGTTTAGAGCAAGCAGGTCAGCCTACACCGGAGCAACAGCAAGCACAACAAGCTGCACAACAAGCTCAGATGCAGTTTCAACAGTCTCAAACAGCGGCTCTCTCAGGACAAGCTCAAGAGTCTCAAGCAAGGGCGCAGAAGATTGCTATGGAAACACAGCTTATGCCTCAGGAGCTTGAGATTGACCGCCTGAAGGCTGTGACGACTAATCTTAAAGCAGGAACGGAGGACGACAAAGAGTTTGAACGTAGACTTAAAGTGGCTGACATGCTGCTTAAAGAAAAAACTATGAAAAATAAAACTAACGGTACTACAACCAGCAGCGCCGCTGCAATACCACTACAACCGAGAGGGCCAAATGGTCAGTAATAGAGAACTGGAAGAAGTAGTAGCACAGATTAACCGTAACTTTGAACTAATATTTAGCAGATTGGAGGCTTTAGAAAGTGCCAACGAAGAAAGACCCAAAACTAGCAAAGGCGGGAGTAAGCGGGTACAACAAGCCGAAGAGGACGCCTAACCACCCTACTAAATCTCATGTAGTTGTTGCTAAGGAAGGTGACAAAACAAAAACTATTAGGTTTGGACAGCAGGGAGTCAGTGGTGCGGGTAAAGCCCCTAAGACTGAGAAAGAAAAAGCCAGACGCAAATCATTTAAAGCTCGTCATGCAAAGAATATTGCAAAAGGTAAGATGTCAGCAGCGTACTGGGCAAACAAGGAGAAGTGGTAGTGGCAGGTCTATATGATAATATTCACGCTAAACGTAAGCGTATTGCTGCGGGTAGTGGAGAAAAGATGAGAAAGAAAGGCGCTAAGGGCGCTCCCACCGCTAAAAACTTTAAACAAGCAGCTAAAACAGCCAAAAAGAGGAAAAAATAATGCCAATGGTCAAAGGAAAAAAGTACCCTTACACTAAAGAAGGTAAGGCAGCAGCTAAGAAAGCAGCAGGAAAAGCTAAACCTAAAAAGAAGCCTATGAAAAGAGGATACTAAAATAATACTTGACTTTTAGACAAAAATGTGCTATAATAAAGATGTACATTAAGTACATTACTTAAACTGTCCCATAGAGGAGAAACAGATGAACGATCAAGAATTTGAAAATTACACCCGAAGTATGCAAGAGATGTTCCGTAGCGAAGGTTGGGAATATTTCTTAAATGATATCAAAGGAGGCGTACCCAACGTGAACTCCGTTGAAGCTGCTAAGGATGTAAATGACTTATTCTTCCGTAAAGGTCAGTTGGCTGTTATGGCTAACATCCTCAATCTTGAAGCACAACTAGACAGCGTTATAGAAGAACGCAACAACCCACAAACTGAGGGTCAAGAGGAAGCCGCTTAATGCGCTTACTTTTTGATTTCAGGTGTTCTGACAATCACGTTACGGAGGCTTTAGTGGCCTCCGACGTTACAGAACATTTGTGTGGTTTGTGCAGTAAAACTGCTAAAAGAATTATATCTCCTGTCCGTTGCTCACTTGACCCCATCAGTGGGGACTTTGTAGGTGCGACTATGAAGTGGGCGAAACAACGCGAACAGAAGATTAAACAAGAAAGAAAGGCAAACTCTTAGCAGACCTTTCTACATGAACCATATCACTCCATAATACGTTAGTACGGAGATTTAATAATGGCTACACTTATAGACGAGCGTTTGGAAGACGACGAACAACAAGCTGACCCTCAAGTAGAGGAAACTCAGTTTGAAGAAGACAACGAAGAAGCACAGATACCTGACAAGTACAAAGGCAAATCAGCCGAAGACCTTGTAAGGATGCACCAAGAAGCTGAAAAGCTTTTAGGGCGTCAAAGTGCAGAAGTTGGTGAGCTTAGACAAGTCGTTGATAGTTACATACAAACACAACTCTCACAACAATCAGCACCACAACAAGATGAAACTGTTGATGAGGTAGATTTTTTCTCTGATCCAGAGACTGCTGTAAAAAGAGCTATAGACAATCACCCTAAGATTAGGGAAGCTGAAGAGATCAGCGCACAGTACAGAAAAACTACTGCACTGTCTCAGCTACAAACGAATCATCCTGACATGGAAAAAATCTTAAAGGATGAAAAGTTTGCGGATTGGATTAAAGCTTCTAAAATACGGACTCAGTTGTTTGCACAAGCGGACAAGAATTATGATTACGAAGCAGCCAATGAGCTGTTTAGCTTATGGAAAGAACGTAATCAGGTTGTTCAACAAACAGCTCAGGCTGAACAAGCAGGACGCAAACAGGCTGTTAAAAAAGCCGCTACGGGTTCCGCTAAGGGCAGCACAGAAACTAAGACGAGAAAAATCTATCGCAGGGCAGACATTATTAAACTTATGCGTACAGACCCTGAACGATACCAATCATTGTCCGATGAGATTATGAAAGCTTATCAAGAAGGGAGGGTACGAAACTAATATATTAAGGAAAAAATATTATGGCTACTTCAGTATGGCCCAGCCAAACAGGTGCGGTAGATAATACTCGCGCCGCAACTTTTATCCCCGAGATTTGGAGTGACGAAATCGTTGCTGCATATCAGTCTAACCTTGTCCTTGCTAATCTTGTTAAGAAGATGTCAATGACTGGTAAGAAGGGTGACACCATCCACATTCCTAAGCCCACCAGAGGCGTTGCTACTGCTAAGGCAGCAAAGACCGCTGTTACTATTCAGGCTGACACTGAGGGTGAAGTACAGATCGTAATTGATAAGCACTTTGAATACTCTCGTATGATTGAAGATATTACAGAAGCACAAGCTTTGTCTTCACTCCGACAGTTCTACACCGGAGACGCAGGTTATGCTCTTGCCAAGCAAGTAGACAATGACTTGTTTACTTTGGGTAAGTCTTTTGGTGACGGTGACGGTTCAGACTGGACTAACAGTGCTACGTTTATTGTTAATTCAGGCGGCACTGGCCTTGACGCTTACGCAGGGGCAGGTACTGTAAATGCTTTCACTGACGCTGGCTTCCGAGCTTTGATTCAAAAGATGGACGACGCAGACGTACCGATGGACAACCGTTCATTTGTTGTACCTCCTTCACTCCGTAATGCAATTATGGGTGTTGAGCGTTATGTGTCTTCTGACTTTGTTGACGGTCGGGGTGTACAAAACGGTAAGATTGGTAACTTGTACGGCATTGACGTATTCGTAACCAGCAACTGTCCTTTGACGTACACCACCACTGTTAAAGCTGCCTTCCTTGTCCACAAAGACACGATGGTAATGGCTGAACAGCAAGGCATCCGCTCACAGACTCAGTACAAGCAAGAGTTCTTGGGTACGCTTTACACGGCAGATACTCTGTACGGTGTTAAGACGTTACGTCCAGAATCAGGTTTTGTATTGGCTGTAGCCGCTTAATCTATAAAAATATGTGTGAGGGAAAGCCTTAGGGTAAGTACCTCACTTTTTATTCATTTATTTTTTTAGTAACAGCGGAGAGTAAGTATGGCGATATTTAGAGGGGACGGAGGATCTGGAGACAGTAGTACAGATGCCTACGCCAGTCAAATAGCAGTCTACGCTCAAACTGCTACTACAAAAGCAAATGAAGCTGAAGCCTCTGCAACGGCAGCGGCAGCTAGTGCTACTAACGCTGCTTCAAGTGAATCTGCTGTAGATGCAGACGCGATTGCAGCCGCAGCCAGCGCCACAGCAGCCGCTACAAGTGAAACAAACGCTGCAACTTCAGAAACTAATTCAGCCACTAGTGCA